CAGGAGATCGAACGCGCTCGCCATGAGCTGCTGCTCCGTCGGGCGCAGGACCTCCCGTGCGGCCTTGTATCCCGCGGCCCTCGCCGCGGCCCACGCCGCGGCCCTCGCCGCGGCCCACGCCGCGGCCCACGCCGCGGCCCACGCCGCGTCCCACGCCGCGGCCGCCTTGGATCGCGCATTTTCGATCACCGACTGACAGGCGACGGCGATCTCCGAGGACGTCAGCGGCGGCAGGTTCCGGAGCTGTGTGGCCTCATCCTTCAGCCCCGCGAGCTCGAGCCATGCCGGCGTCTGCACGCGCACCAGCCAATCGGTCGCGAGCCAGGCGCGGATCTCGTCGTCGACCGGCCCGGTGTTCGTGCCGATCACCTTCAGGGCGTAGGGCTTCAGGCGCTGGCGGGGCTCCTCCTCGAGCGCGTCGTTCCAGCTGCGCAGGTAGGCGCCGATCACCGGCGAGACGCACGTCGGGTGATCGCCGAACTTCTCGCCGGCGAGGAGCGCCACCGCCTCCATCACACACATCCCCTCCTTGGGGCTACTATGCGCGCCGGTGTCGAGTGTGATCGTGTTGAGGTCGAGCGGTGTCTTCTTCGTCGTCATGGCTGCACTCCTTGGGCAGGAACGCCGGCGAGGTCCGCCGGCCAGGGGAAGCGGGGGTCATCGAGGGCCTCACCATCCTCCGTCCGCAGCGGCATGATGAGGAGGAACCAGTCGGCGCCCGTGAAGACGCGCGGCTTTCGCGGATCGGGCGGCTCCCACAGCGTCGCGGGCTCGGTCTCCGGGATCCAGTTCAGCCACTTCCAGAGCACCGACCGATTGATCCGCACGGCGCCCAACCAGCACGGCATCCATTTCAGACCGTCGCTGCAGGTCTCGCACCGTTCCCGGCCGTCAGAGCAGAACTCGCACTCGCCCGAATCGATGCCAGCACAGACGCTGCACGGGACGCTGCCTTCCCCTCGGCACTCGGGGCAGTCCGCTGTCGCCGGCGGCACACACGTCCGGGCGAACTCCTTCAGGGCCACCAGGTCGATCGGATACGCATCCACCCCGGTCCGCCGCTGCGCGAGGACCGCGGGCATACTCGTCATCGGTGGCGCCCCGTAGACCTTATCGCCGCGCACTTCCCGGAAGCCGATCAGGCCGTGGCCATCACTGCCGATCGTCCATTGCGCGCCGTCGAGTTCCACGAGATACGGGACGGCGAGCGGGGGCCGGTGCTCCCCCATCTCCGCGCAGGTCTTCTCGAGCCACTCGATCCGGGTCGTCATGCCGCCTCCCGCTTGGGCAACGGATAGCCACGTGCCGGCTCGCTCGAGGGGCCGAGGCACGTCGCGCACACACGCAGGGCGTGGTAATACTTGCCGCACCCGCCGCGGCAGGTGTGATAGGTCCGCGCGCCCAGCAGCCGGTCGGTGGCTGGATACAGGCGCGACACCTCCTGGCCGCACCGCTCACACCGTCCCGGCGAACTGCTCACGCGCCGGCCCGCTTCGGGATCTGTGCTGCCGGCGCCGGACTGCGGCCGCAGTTCACACACCGATCGATGAGCCCGCCGTTGCCGTTGGTCTCCGGCTTCAGACGTCCACCACAGGACGGGCAACCACCAGCGGCTGGGAGCAACGCGAGCGGAATGAAGGCGGTCGCCGTATGCCGGGCGCCCGTGGCGGTGAGCAGATGGATCTCCGCTTTAGCCGAATCGACGATCACCCGGGCCACGTCCGCGATCGCGCGGGCCCGTTCGATCTCCATCGGTTTCTTCTGGTCGGCTAACCCGTCGAGGGCCGCGAACAGATGGTTCCGCAGGTCGTCGATGTTGTGGCTCATGCCCGTGCTTTCCGGTTGATCTTTCGCCGGAGCGCGCCTAACAACTGCACCGTCTGCGCCAGCGGCTTCGGTAGATTGTGAACGGTGTTCCGCGCCATCAGCGCGCGGCGGCTGATGCACTGTAGGTTGTCGAGTCGCACGTCTCGCTTGTCGCCATTCTTGAACGCAATCGCGTGGCCCCTCGGGACCGGACCATGTGCGGCTTCCCACACCAGCAGATGCACCGCGCGCCAGCGCGCCTGCAGAGGCAGGCCGTCGTTCACCTTGCGCTCGAGGTAGCCATCCTTGCTGAGCCGCTCGGTGCCGATTGGCTTGTAGAGCCGAACCGCGAAGCCCCGCCGCTCGCCCTTTTTGAACTGCGTCTCACGCATCCGACCCGGCGCCCAGCCGGGCCGGCGCAGTCCCTTATTCGCGGGCACGTGACCTTTCCGGAATCGGAAGCGCGCGCCGACGTGATCGCCGCGGCGGAGCCGACAGGCGGCCGGGCTGGCCAGGTATGCCGCAGACTTGTTCAAACCCAGCTTGTCCGCCCGGCCATACACGGCCGCCACGGTCCGCTTCAATCGCCGCGCAACAGCTGCCGTGGGGGTGTCGGGATAGAGGTCGCGTAACAATGAGTCGTCCTCGCGAGACCACCGGCGATGGACATAGACACCGGACGGCATCAGTGGCGCCCCTTCTTCTTGGCCGGTTTCGTCGTGGGCGTCTTGGCCGCGGGCTTCGGCTTCGGCGCGACCTGGTCGACGATCTTCGCGGCGTCGATCCCCAGCGCGCGGAGATCCTTCACCGCGTCCGCGTGCCGGTAGTAGCCCGGCGCCAGGTCGTCCACGTCGTCCGCATAGAGCTGGAAGGCGGCATACCGCAGGAAGTCCTCCGCGGTGTGCCCACGGGCGACGGTGGTATTGGCCTTGCCGCCACGAATGCACGCCGCCAGCACATCGTCGGCGAGGTTGCTGCGGGGTCCAGCCGGTGTCGCGGCGAGCTTCTCGGCGAGCGCCTTCAGGACCGCCGGCCGCGCCTTCACCCAGCGCGCGCGCTCGGCATCGCGGGCCGCCTCTTCACGCTGCCGGCGGAGGTTGTCCTGGATCGCGGTGCTGCCGCTCGTGTCCCGGCTAGCGGGGCTGGCCCGCCGGCGCTTGGCCGCGCGCGCGGCCGCCTGGAAGTGTACGTCGCAGCGATCGCGATTGACGCAGACCCGGAACGCATCCCCGCGATCGCGGCCGGCGGCGACGATCCCGATGCGGCTCCATGCGCACGTCTTCGACTTCCGCTGCCCGTCGGCCCGCCGCCACGAGCTGATGCCATAGGTGCGGACCTTGTGGTCCTTGGCCTCGTGTCTCAGTTGGTGGTCGTAGGTGATGTAGACCGGCGTCAGGTCTTCGGTCTTCACCACGTCCATGGCCGCGGCGGTCGCCGGGAAGAGGAAGGGATCTGCCTCCTCCGGCCGGAACCGGACATGGTCGTTGATGTAGTTGCCGAGCTCGCGCACACTGACCGCCTTGACGGCGCGGGTCAGCTCGAGCGATGGCTGCTCGAGATCGTAGTCGGCGTCCTCGCCCTGCCAGAGGCCGCCGCCGGCCGAGAACTGGTAGCGGTTCACGCGCTTGGGGTCGCCCATGACGCGCTTCTGCTCGGCCGGCTTGAGGCGCGCGAGCAGGATGGCATGGCCCGCGGTGATCGTCCCCTCCTCGAGGTACTTCTTCGCCTCGGGGATCAGCTGCAGCAGTTTGAGCCGATCGTAGACGTACTTCATCGAGAGGCCGATCCGCGCGGCGAGCTTCGAGACGTCGTAGCCCGCCTTCTCCATGAGCATCCGGAAGCCGGCGGCCTCGTCGAGCGGCGTCACGTCCTCGCGCTGCTTGTTCTCGATCGTCAGGAGCTCGAGGAAGGCGACGTCGTCGAGCGGTCGGACCACGGCCAGGAGGCTCGCGAGCCCCGCGAGCGGCGCCGCCCGGAACCGCCGGTGGCCAGCGCCGATCTCGTAGTACGGCGTCGCTTCGTCGCCCCACTTCGACCCCTTGCGCACCATCGGGCGCACGACGATCGGCGTCAGCTGCCCGTTCACCCGCAGCGACTCGGCCGTCTCGGCCAGCTTCGTCGGATCGAAGTGCTTCCGCGGGTTCCAGGGCGACTCGACGAGCTGCGTCAGTGGGACGAGGTGGACCTGGGCAGGGACTGCTTCGGCGGGGTGGCCTTTCACGCCCCCCGGGGCGACAACGGCGACTGCGGTCATGGGGTCAGGCCCTCATCGGTTGAAGTGAGAGCGGGAGGCGGGGCTTGAACCCGCCACCTCGGCCTTGGCACGGCCGCGCTCTACCAGCTGAGCTACTCCCGCGTGTTCCTCGAGCGTCGAGACGGGCGGCGCAGGCCAACTTCCTTGACACCGGGCGGAGCGAGGAGTGCGACCCGACCCGGCAACGCTGACCCGCCGCGCTCGAGGCCCTACACGTCCCGCATCTGCGCCCGCATCCAGGCCTGCGGATCCACGTCCGTCCACGGCTTCGGCGCCGGCGGTGCCGTGAGCCAGAGCGTCACGGCGATCAGCGCCAGCACGACCAGGAGCCCGAGCATCAGACCGCCCCCGCCGCGCGCGCCCGGGCGGCATCGAGGAACGTCACCGGCCGCTCCCGGTACGCCCGCCGCCAGAGCTCGAGCAGCATGTCCCGCTCGGTGGCGAGCTCGCGGATCTCGTGGTCCTGGACGATCACGCCGCCCGTCACCGCCTCCCCGCGCAGCGCCCGCAGCTTCCGGTCGTAGCGCAGCTGCGCCTCGGCCAGCGAACGCAGCACGGCGAGCTCGTCCATCTTCCCGGGCGTGATTGTGGCGATCATGCGACCGCCTTTCGCACAGTCACGCCGAGGGTCACGACCTGCCCGACCTGGACTTCCCTCACCCGATCCGTCCACGGCATGTCGTGCTTCCTCCGGGCGAGCTGGTCAGCCTGCCGCATGTTCGCGGCGAGCCGGACGAAGCCGAGCCGCACCTCCTGGTCCATCCGCCGGCGCTCACGCGCGGCGTGCACCCGCGCCGTGAGCCTGCCGGCCACGTGCAGCAGGGCCGCGCTCGCGATGGCGTAGCTCACGACCCCCCACGCGAACCACTCGAGAGGCGTCATCGGGTCGCCGCGGCTGGCGCGTGCCAGTGATCGATGTTGGTCAGCCGGAACGGCGGGAGACCGTAGCGCATCGGCAGCTCGAGATCGGCCGGCGCGCCCTTCGCGGCACGGATGTACTCCCGGCCATCAGGCCCGGTAAAGACCTCGAGGCTCTCCGTGCCGAGGTCCTCCCAGCGCGACGTCCAGCCCGGGCGCTTCACGCGTCCCCCTGGGCGGCGACGGCCGCGCGCAGGCGCTGCAGCGTCGCCATCGCCCGGTCCGCCCGGCGGAGATACTCGCGCCGGGTCTCTGGCGTAGGATTCGCGACGAGGGCAAGCTGCGCGACGTCCTCTTCCCCATCCGGGGCCTGCTCGGCCTTCGCGAGCTCGAGGACCTGCTCCCAGCTCACGACGTCGACGGCACCGGCGAGGACCGCGTCGAGCTCGGCCATGTAGTGCGCCAACCGGACGTCCGCACCCGCAGCGAGGAGGTGTCTGGCGAACACGGCGGCGCGGTGGAACGCCTGGGCCATCGCGTGCTCGGCCGCTTTGGCCGTGAGGCCGAGCTCGAAGCCGGCGGCCTCGGCGACCGGATCGCACTTCCCGGACGTGCCCCACCGGCGCGGCCGCGGGCCGCGGCGAGCCGGGGAGTCGGTCGTCCCCCCGTTGTTGTCTGGCCGCGCGAGCACGAGTCTCTGGTCCATGATTACCTCACCTCGAGCTGCTCATAGGCCTGCTGCAGGCGGGCGCGAATGGCCGCGCTGTCCTCCGCGGTCAGCACGCGGTGACCACTCGGGTCGATCTCCGCGGCGCACAGGATCATGAGGGCGTTGCGCACGTGCTCCGCCGGGCCTTCCGGCTGGACGAGCTGGCGCGGGCTTTGCGTTAGGGGAGCCGTCATGGGATCAGAGAAGCCCGGTCTCGGGGTTCGTCTCGTACGCCTCGACGGCGTAGCGCACCCGTACGGAGCGGGTCCACGCGAGGACGATACGGCGGACGACGGAGGACGCGCGCTGGTGGCCCAGCTCGCGGCAGCGGGCGATGAACTCCCGCTTCTCCGGGGCCGATACCGCACCCGACAGGGTCTCGCGGCGGGCCATGTTAGGCGACCTTCGCCGGGATTACAGACGCCTGCAGGATCTGCTCGATGGCGGGCATCCCGAGCTCGAGCAGGAGCGGCCCAGGCTCGACGATCTCGCCGCGCCGCTCGCTCTCGAGCCGGGCGGCACTCTTGATCTTCCGCTTCGTCTCGCGGCGCATCCGGATGTTGAGCTGATCGTCCTTGCGGAGGTGCTTCATGCGCCGTATGCTCCCGGGTTCGGTGGTATCACCCTTGCGACGCAGGGGCGTCGCGTGGAGTCAATTTAGGAGCCATATGGCGTCTGTCAAGACCCCATCTGGAACCGGAACGGTTGCCAGTCGAATACGCCTCATCCGCCGAGCCCTTAACAAGCATGGGACTAAGGAGTTGGGATGGCCGGAGTTCGCGGCGTTCGCGGACGTGCCGCTGGGGACGGCGAAGCATTGGGAGGATCGGAGCCAGATCGGGGCCGACTCGGCCGATGCACTGGCGGCGCGGCTTACGGCCGCGGAATATGCCTGCACAGGCGCGTGGATCCGGAAGGGTGGTGAGCCGACACCATCATGGGCGCGAGCTGTGGAATCTCCAGACTCCACAGCCGTAGCCATGGAGGAACAACTGGATACCGCCCAGGCAGCCCAGCCGCCTGCGCAGGCCCCTGTGCCGCCGCGCGCGGATAATGCGGAGCTAGAGTCAGGGGAGCTCCTGAAATTGGCTGCCGAGGCAAAACGTATCGCCGATGCCCTACGAGAGGATCTCGCGCGCAGCGAGGCGCCGGTCCTGTTCGACGGCACCACTGAGAAAGGGCGCCAGCAGGCCCTCATCTGGGCCCTGAAGCAGCTCGCCCGAGACCTGCACCTCCTCGGCTTCGACATGCGCCGCATGTTCCACGTCACCGACGAACTCGCCGGGGCGATCGGGCTCCCCGCGCAAAAGCAGCACGGGTGCGGGGGGACATTGCCTACCGATGCCAAGTTCTGCCCGCGGTGTGGGAAGGAAGTTGCGTAGGGGGGGGGCCGCCGCTCCGTCGTCCGGCGGCGTCAGCGGGCGAGCACGAACCCCAGACCCACGAGACCGACAGCCCATGGCAGGGACGGAACGCGGAGCGTGAACGGCCGCCAGACCGGTGGCCTTGGGTTGCAGATCTCCGGACGCTGCTCGACGCGCGAGAGATCGATCGTTGCCCAACGCGGCCCGCTCACCTGGGCCACCGCGTCCGGCCCCTGGCACGAGAGCGCCACGTCGAGCTGCAGCGGTTCACGCGTCACCTCGAACCGCGTCCAACCATTGGGCGTTGGCCCCACCGGGAAGAATCCGCGGAGCTCGGTCGTCGTCGCGATGTACAGACCCAAACTGTCGCGAGCGTCGAGCTTCGCGCGGAGGGTGATCGCCGGCGCCGCGCCCGTGTCGATCGCGACGAGCAGCGGCACGAGCGCCCGCAGGCTATCCCGCTCGACCCGCACCCGGACGAGGGCGTGGTCGGTCTGGCCGGTGCGCTTGAGCGCGGCGTCGAGCTGCACGGCCACCTGCAGCGCGAGCCGCTCGGCCACGAGGATGTCGCCGGCCATCCGCACCCGCGTGCGGTCATGCTCCGCTTTGGCGTTCGCCGTCGCCACCTGCGCTTCCCACAGGGCGCGGCGGCCGAGGTAGAGCGCGACGCCCTGGGCGATCGCGACGAGCACTAGGGCGACGATCGCCCCGTTCTTGAGCGTCACGGGGCTGGCGCCTCCGGCCCGGCCCAGGTGAACACGCCGTTCCGTCCGTCTTGGAAGAGAATCGCGCCGCGGCCGCGCGCACAGAACACGAGGCTGAACAGGACTCGGTGATCACCGAACAGCGCCAGCGCGTCCAGATCGGAATGCGCGCAGGGACGCTCCGGCGGCGTCGTCGGATGGTCATGCGCGACCCCGATCAGTCGATCGCGCTGGCAGCCGCTCCGCGGGTTGGCCGTGAGGAAGACGTGATACTGATCCGCACTATCGGCCCGGGCCGGACGGACCGCCGTCACTCGGACGTGCCACGCGCCGGGCCGCACGGGGCTCGGCACCAGCGCGCCTTCGAGGCAGAGCGCCGCCTCCTGGGGGAGGGCCGCCCCGAAGATCTCGGCCGCCTGCCGCACGAGGAGGGAGTCCATCTCGAAGCTGACGATCCGCCGGGTGTCGGGCCGGGGGACGAGCGGGACGAGCCTGGGCGGCGCGCATGCCGCGCCCAGCGCGGCGAGCCCGATCGCCCACCGTCCGAGCCGTCTCACGGGACGCTCCGAACCACCGGGCCCACCAGCTGGACGACCAGGTCGTAGTGCTCTATGGGCCCCCGGAGAAACGCGCGACTCGGATGGGGATCGAAAAGCGGGCGTCCGTCACGACAGATCACCGAATGCGCCCAGTCCCCCCGCGGGCTCTGGCCGGTGCCGATGCTATAGCCGGCGGGCACGCGCGGAGGATGGAAGGTGTCGAGGGAGAGAGTCCAGCCGTTCGCCTGGAGGATCTCCTGGACCGCCCGCGTCTGTTCCCACCCCTTAGTGCCGATCGGCAGGACCGGGAACACCGAGAGCGCGAGGCCCGTGAGCGATGCGAGACAGGCATTGAAACAGTCGGTATCGCCGACCTGCGTAATGAGGTTCACCGGCGCGCAGGTCTCCCTTCCCGGCGGCGATGTGCAGACGTGTGCACCCGCCGGCGCTTCGGCAGGAGCACTTCGAGGAGGGCGGCGCCGGCGACGCCCATGGCCCAATCCTTCGGGCTGACGCCGTAGCCGCGCCCGTGCAGGCCGGTGTCCCCCGCGAGCTTGGCCTGGCCGAGCTCGTACGCCAGGGCGATCGTCGCCACTACGGCGAGCCGCTGCCACGGCGACGCCTTGGGGAGGACGAGCCGCGCGCCCACGTCGATGCCGACGCCGGCGCCGAAATGCTGCCAGCTGTCGGCGCAGGTGAAGGCACGTATCCCGATCCCACCACTGCGCCACGGCGGATCCCGGGAGGAGCAGGAGGGCGAGGACCACCCGCGTGACCGCCCTCATCGCGCGGTCCGGGGTAGACTGTCCGGGGCGCGCCCCACCACCACCTTGTCCCACGGGCCGATCCGCACCCAGTTCCCGGAGAGCAGGGTCTCCATGCTGTCGCGAGCCGCGACCCACTGCCGCTTCGCCCGATCGGCCTGGCGCCACGCGAGCCCCGAGCCCGCGGCGAGCAGGAGACTCGTCACCGCGAGGAGCGCGACGAGCAGCACGGCGCGGGCGTCCACGAACCACCCGGGCGGGCGCATGGCTAGTCGAGACCCCCGGGCAGGGCCGCGACCCAGCGGACGAACCGGATCCGCGGCCCCACGGTGCGGGTGCGGCGGCTGACGCAGTAGCCCTCGCGGCCGCCGCCCGGATCCGTGTTCCCCTCGAGCGTCGTGAACTTCGTGCCGGTCGCATCGGGCGCGTCTACGAAGCCGATATGCGCATAGCGATGCAGGGGATCCGGGAAGAACAGCACGAAGAGATCGCCGAAGCGCGGCTGCTCGTGCAGGAGCTGGCGGGCGTCGGCCCAGTCGACGATCGCCTGGACGAGCGCCGCGCGGGGGACCGGCCAGGCCGTGCCGAGGGCCTGCCGGCCGACGTTCCAGGCCCAGGCCGCGCACCACGCTAGGCCGACGTCGACGCGGGTCTCACGCAGCCAGTAGTCGATGGCCCAGCTGCGGTTCGAGCCGCGTGGGACTTCCTGGTGGCCCACCCAGCGCGCGGCCTCGGCGAGCACGGCGGCCTCGGCGTTCGCGATCGCGGCCACGGTCATGCCGGCTCCACGCCGTCCATCGCGCCGAGCGATCGACGGGTCCCGATCGCGCGGCCGCCGTTGCCGGCGTCGGGTCCCGCGCCGAAGCGGAGCTTGACGAGGGTCTTGAAGCCGTCGAGGCCGTACGGGGCGACGAGCAGCGCCGCGAGGATCGCGGCCTCGGGCCAGGTCAGCGGCCGGTCGCCGACGAGGAGGTTCAGGCCGACGATCACGGCCACGGCCGCGGTGACGCCGAAGGCAAGGACCTTGCTGTGCACGTGGCGCCCCTGCGCATCGGTCAGGTCCACGAGATCGGAGAGGGGCTTCATCGAGACGTCAGGAGGGAGATGAGGATCATGCCGATCGAGCCGAGCACGCCGGCGACGAGGCCCCAGAGGCCGGCCTTTACCTTGAGTGTCGCGATGTCCGCCGCGACCCCGACGCGGATCGCGGGCAGGTCCTCCGTGCGCACCGTATCCAGCTTCTCTTCGACGCACGACAGACGCTGGTCAATGCGCTCCTCGAGGCGGTGCAGCTCCCGCAGAACGGTCGGCTCATCTACCATGACAGGCCCTCGCCGAAACGAGAAACGCCCCCAGAGGAGCTCCCCCTGGGGGCGTCACGATTCGTACCTACCGATTGTGGACTACGCGGCTCCCCTAAAGTAAAGCCGCCAGCCGCGGTGGGCAACCACCGGGGGAACGTCGTAGTCCCGAGTTGCCGAAAGCACGCCGGTTGCGCATCCTAGGACAGCGCCCAGGAGGTAGCCACCATGCGAAACGTACTGATCGTCATCGGACTTATCCTGCTCGCCGCCTGCGGCGACCCGGCTGCGCCCGCACGCAATCCAGACATCCACATCTCGAACGGCTCCAATGAGTCGGTCACCATCGGCTACCGCCCGATGGGCGATCCGACAGCCCATTGGTTCTCAACGGGCGACGTGCCAGCACAGTCGGGCCGCTGCGTTCTCTTGGGCCTGACGGGACCGATAGTTCTCAGGGCTCGCGGTCTCTCAAGCGGCTTGACCGTTAGCGATTCCTCCGACCTCTCCTCATCGGCGGATTGGCGTTGGGATCTCAACGTTGGTAACCAGCAAGCCGAACTGGAGCCCATCAAGACAGTGTGTGGCTGAGTTATCTGGCGGCCAGCAGTACGCGGCAGAGCATGAAGCGCATGTTCGCCAGGTCGGTGGTAGCCCGCAACGCCACCTCGATGTAGTAGGTGTAGGTATCCCAATCGACGAAGTGGTCGACAGTTGCATCGGCGCCCTCCACCCACGCGTTGGCCGCCGTGCTGTCCGAGACCTGCGCCACGATCGATCCCGCGGTCCCAGCAAGCGGGATGCGCCACAACGTGGCCACGATCTGCCCACCTCCGCCGCCCGCATTGCCGATGTAGTGACGCGATTTAAAACCGACAATATGAAGACCCTGCAGCATCGCGGTCGGTGTCAAATGATGCAATCCCTCGTTGTCATTGCCCAGGGTCGGCGGGCGGGCGTGCTCGCTGGTGAAGTTCCACTCTTCTCCAGGGGTGACCGCCACCCCGAACTGGCCGGCGCCTAAGATGAGGTCCTCGGGCTCAAGTGCGAAATCGCGACTGGCGAGATTCACGTCGGCAAGAATGTCCGCATACCCTCGCGGGTGGATCGTGAAGAAGCGCCCCGACCCTACGCGCTGGAGCGGTCCTACGGCGAAGCGCCGACCCTTGATCTCCTGGTCCACGTTGGGATCGCGCGAGACAAACAGGTCGGTCTCGACCGCCACGATGTCGCCCATCTCGAGCTCGGGGTAGCGGTCCACGGACGTGAAGCTCCACAGCATCTCCCCTGTGCCGAGTCGTTCCACGGTGCGGTGACCCACAGATTCCGCCAGCGCATCCGTGTCGATCCACTTGGCGATCTCCTCCTCGAGCCACTTCGGCGGCCCGAGCCCCACGGTCCCAATCTTGAGAATGGAGTCCGTGTGGAACGCCCGCACCTCGTCCTTGAACTCCTCCTGCGTCGCGTCCCACCGGTAGGGCACGAAATACTCAGGCAGGCGACGCTCGTGACCGGGCGAGGTCTCGCCGATCTTGATGCGCCGGGATCGAAACAGCGCCCGGATGGATTGCCCCGGCGAGAGGTCGAACGCTTTGATGCGCCCTTCCGAGGACCCGATCGCCGCGTCGGCGAGGAACGCAATAGCCTCGATCTCCGTCTTGGCCACCACGTCCTTCGAGCCCGGGGAGCGTTTGCGGAGCCCCGTGATCTGCTTCGAGACCGTCGTGGTCGTGTTCTCGATGCCCGGCCCACGGAGGTTGGCGGGGATGGAGAGGCGGTTCGCCAGTAAGTCATCGTAGACGGCCTTGAGCGTCTGGTTCGTGTAGGTGACGACCTCGCGGCGCCCGCCCGAGCGGAACCGTGCCCAGTAGACGTGGGCGCGTCTATCCCCCGCCCCCCCCGTCGCATTGGCAACGAACGCCAGCCGCACGTTGGGCAAGTCCGTGAGCTGCGCGATCTGCGCCTCCGTGAACTCCATCGTAGACTGGACCCGATCGGGGCCAATGTCCGCCTTCACGAGCTCCGCCACCAGTGTCGTCGTCTGATAGCCACGGATCTTGAGCTCGAGCGTCTGCCCGCCGGCGGCGTTCTTGGCGTAATCGCAGTCGAGGAACAGCCGCCGCCCCGCAATATCCGTCGGCGTGGGGAGCGTGAAGACCACCTCCTGGTTCGACGGGTTCAGGCCCGAGCGGATGCCGTCCGTCTCATCCGCCACGAGCTCATCGATGCCCAAATGAATGTTGGTCGTGCCGCCGGCCAGATCCTGCCAGCTCCCGATTGTCTGGGTGCCGTCGGGCGCATAGCTCGTCCCGGGTGAGAACGGCGGCGCCAGGTCCTTGAGCAGCGCACAGAGCCCGACGAGCTGCAGCTCGATCACCGGCTGGCGTGGCCGGGAGTCAAGCACCAGGAAGTCGTCCATGTGCGTCCACAGGTTGCGGGAGAGCGAGGGGGCGCCCACGAACCACCGGATGCGGATGTCGTTGATGAAGTTCTCGGCCAGCAGCTTCTCGATCTTCGAGCTGAACGCTTGCGGGCCGGTCTTGGGGCCATCTTTCACCGCCACCAAGCGAGGCCGGGGAATCTCTACGCGGTGCGTCTCAGGATCGAACGCTTGCTCGTAGCCCTCAATGGTGGCCACGCGGGAGAAGTCGATGCGGACGATCGCCTGGCGGCCGAGCTTGCGGAGGGTGGGCGTGAGGTTTCCCGCGGCGTTCGGCGTGAGGGTGGCCCGCAGCTTCTTGCTCTGGGGGGACGCGAAGCCCAAGTCGGCTTCCTCGAATTGCCCATTCGTGAACGCCACCCAGGCGGAGTCCGCGTCGTTGCGCACCTCCAAGGTGACGGACGTGCCGGAGGGTGTCTGCACGAGGCCCACGAGCTCCACGTCGCCCGTCGGCGCCGCGCCCAGGTCGAACAGGTTGCCCGAGGAGAACGTGATCGTCGCAGCAGTATAGGTACCGTTCTCAATGGTACACCTCGGCGTGCCACCGGCAGACCCGTCATCGTGCAATAACCCTTTATCAGGAAGGAGGGTGGTGTTAAGCCGACGGCTGCGGAGGATGTTGCCGCCCTGCGTCACCGAGGCCGTCGTGGAATCGTAAGCGAGCCCGGTGTTGGCTGCAGCGCCCCCCGATGGATTCAGGGCGTACACAAAAATGAGCATCGAGTCGCGCAGCGGGAAGTCTTCCGGGCGCAGATCGCTGGGAATGATGGTCCGCACACTCTTGGGCTGGGGACGCTGCGACAAGGCGCTGAAGTCGAACGTCACGAGTCCAGCGGTATCCCCTGTGACAGCCATGTCCACCGCTTCACAGAGCGGGGCCAGGCGGTACACGTTGGACGGGGAAACGCCACGTTCGGGGTACATGAGTTCGACCCGCCACTTGCCACCGTTGATCATCTCATTTTTCTGGCTCCCGCTAATCCGGGGGTTGAGCCATAGCTTGACCCGCAGAATCTCAAAGTCGGCTGGTTCAGTGCCCTTCCACTCGCACATAATGACATCAAACGGCGCCACCCGATCTAGCCCCGTGAAATGGCTATCAGATGCCGCGTGCGTGAGCAGGGTGTTAGTGGCGTCCTTCAGCCGGAGATCCCCATTGTCGAACCGGATGAAGTCCGCATCGACCGCCGCGGCCCCGCCGTCCGCTTCTGCCCATTCTTCCTTCGTGTCCCGGAGGTGGGCGAGCTGGGCGCCGGCCGCGCTGCGCTCGATGACCAGAGCTTCGAGGTAGTCCCGGGCCGTGGGATCAGCCCGGCGGACGAGCGGGATGAGCGACGGCGACATGGCGCGCACGTTAGCTTAGAGGCCGGGGGTGAGACGCGGGTTCAATCCCCGCCACAGGGAAGTGCCAGGGCTGGGCTCGCCGGAGTGGACGAAGGGAAGTCGCCCCCCAACTCCTGCGCGACCGAGCCTGGTGGCGACGCGCCTCACGAGACGCTTCACGGCACGGCATCGCATTCGGCCCAACTAAAGAGGTCGCGCAGCACCTTCACGTCCATGAGCACCAGGTGGCCGCGGCCCGCGTTGGATCCAAAGCCAAGGTTCAGTTCTTGGCTGCCAAACTGCGTCGCGCCGCCCGTCCCCGCAGAAAAGGCGCTGAGGCCGGTTCCCACGTCGACCGCGCATTGCCCGGTCGTCTTCAGGTTTTTAAACTGGGCGCACACCTTGATCGTGGCCGTGGCAGGCAGGGCAACGAGTGGACTGTTGACGACGCTGGGACTGCGGATCTCGGCCCGAACCTCATGGTTGGCGGCCGCCTGGCAATAGACGTCGAGCGCGAAGTTTGAGGCGATGCTCACGAGTTCCGGGAACATTGTGGTCGCGTAGGTTTTCCACCGCGGCCGGGCGAACTCAAGGAAGAGCGTGAGATTGTCCACGTCCGGGCCGAAGTTGATCGGCACCTTGGGCGTTTCCAGGGCCCGGGTGACGACCGCCCCAGCCGTCGGGATATGGGAGGTGCCTTCCCGCGTCGCCGCCACCCCTGGAGCGCCGAGCATCACCCCGCCAATGTGAATCGTGCCCGTGTCGGTGTTGCCCCAGGCGGGATAGATGTCGATCCGCCACGCATTGGTGTCGACGACCGCATTCGTAGTTTGGAGCAGGAGCCGGTAGGAGTCCCGATTGCCGAGTTGTTCCTTGTCGTGGAACGTGCCCACGCCCCCGATGATCGTGACAGTCGGGACGTTCCCGGTCCAGGTGATCTCGAACTCGAGCCGCATCAGACCCGCCGTAGTGTCGAAGACCTGGATGCGGGTGGCCGTCGCTGGCGACGGCGTAGCCTTCTCAACCACGACGGCGAAGGGCGTCGCACCGCCGCCGCTAAACGTGCCGGTGAGCCGGAAGCCCTCGATTTGTCCTGCCGTCGCGTCATCATCCCCTAGCTGCGAGAGCTTGATCTCCCCCAGGTCGATCGTATTCGCTACACGGGTCGGCGTCCCACCGACCTGCGTCCAGTTCGCAAAATCGTCCGCATAGATGACGCGATTGGCCTCGGCGCCTTCGGCGACGAGACCGGCGGTGTCGCGTTTCCCATTCCCATCGGTGTCGACGAACTCTAGCCGTGGGATATCGTTACTGTACTTGCGGAGCTTGCCATCACGGTCGATGCCCCACCGTGCCGACGCTCCCGTGAACGTGTACGGCAGCGGCTTGACGCGCCCCCGACCCGCTCCCGCCACGGCGAGCGCGTTGTACCGCTCCAGCATCTTCGGGCTGACGCGGAGGAGGATGTCCGGCACCCGCACGGCGGCCATCAGCTGGGCTCCGCTGGGTCATGCTCGACCCAGGTGAGTTGCCCCGCGTTCCGCCCCTCACCTCCATCGGGCCACGCCGTATCCGTCGCGAACTCGAGCATGCTGCCCCCGGTCCGCACAGCCATGACGGCCCGCTCGGCCTGCGCTTCGTTGTGGACGATGAGCATGGGACTTCCGCCCCCCCAGCGGTGCTCGAGGTGGAAGCGGGCCGGCTCGTAGTCGAAGTCGCTCCGCATCTTCATCGTGATCGCCCCGCGCCGGAGATTGACGGGCGGGTTCCGCCCGAGCACGCCGCGGTCGCTCCGCTGCTCTTCGACAATGAACTCGGTCCCGCCCGGGGCGTAGGGATAGTCGTACTGCGCTGGCGAGTACGAGATGCCAGCGATGCCGTTGAGCTCGGGCTTCAGGTCCGCCCCCATGGCGGGCACGAAGTGGCGGAAGTCCACCGCGTAGCGCGTCGGCACCCGCTTGATCCACATGAAGTCTTCGGTGACCACTCCCAGCGCGTCGTCGATGTGCCCCGTCCCGGGGTTCGCCGGGATCGTCACGTCGATCGCCGTTTCGATGGTGCCGAAGTCGTCGTTGGACACCTGAAAGCGATAGGCTTTCCCGAGGAGATTGTGCGCCCAGAGGCAGACCGTGTTGAACGCCCGTAGTTGGGTGTGCCGCGCCTTGAGCCACGCGTCAGTGTTGAACACACTGGGCGAGTAGTGATCCTCCCGCCGCAGCGTGGAGAACATCGCCGCCTCGGTTCCCATGCCCTCCGAACTCGCGGAGAGCACGACGTCGGGGTAGTGCACCGGCGAGAACAGATTGTCCGGGAAGAAGACGGGGCGCACGAGAGCCATGGGCTACCCCGTCGCGCCGACTGGGCCGGGCACACGCTCCACCGCATCGCCGCTCTCGAGCTCGGCGAGGCTCTTGCGGACCTGGTGCCCATCGGGGCCGGTGAACACCACGGTGAGCCGCTCGAGGCCGACTTCTTTCGCCATGCGCTCGATAGCGTCTACGACACGCTGAGTGCGCCGTTCCTCGGCGTTATCGAAGGCGCTGACGATCCCACCCAGGCTCCCCAGAATGAGGCCTGGCACGAGCAGGCTTGGGTGCTGCGTCGCCAGAGCCGACAAAATGCCGCCGCCGGCCGACAGGATCGACCCCGGCCCCCCGCCGCTCACCACCGCCTGGATGGCGCTCGAGACCGAGGTGATGATCGCGATCGCGAGCTGCTGGGACTTGACCTCGGCGCGGTTCATGCTGCGCACCATGGCGTTGAACTCTTCGCTCAGACCGGCGGCCGCAAGGGAGGCCATGACCGTCTCGTCGGCGGCGATCGCCATGATCTCGGCCCGCTGCTGCTCGGCCTGGCGCAGCTGTTCGAAGAGCGCCGCGCGACCGGAGACGTCGCCCAAGAAGTGTGCGCCGGGACTGGTATCGATGGCCGGCAGGCCCTCAGTGCCGGTCATTGTGGGCGTCACGAACCGGCCAAAGGTGGGCAGCTTCAGCTGCGCGAACATGGTCGGCGCCATGGCCAACGCCCTGGCGATGTCCACCTGGATGCGCCGCCCCTCCTCGAGGAGGGGCGCCACGATCAGCGCCTGCCGCAGGCGGACAAACTCGTCGGCGGTGTCGCCGACCAGCCCGGCCCACTGCGCCTGCAGGCGCAGGGATTCCTCGAGGGGGGCGTTCATCAACTGCAGCTCACGGCGCATGCCGAGCAGCACGTGCTCGGGCTTCCGGCCGATCTCGTCGATGATGGCGTTGAGGCTCGTGAGCTGCGAATTCCACTGCTGGAGCAGGACGTCGCCCTTGGTGAAGAAGTCGAGGGGCGCATTGATGCCGCGCGCTTGTTCCGTGAGATCCGAGGTCCGCCCGCGGACCTTCTCGGCCAGGAGGTCTCGCTCCGCCACCCGCGGTTCTTGCTCGCTCAGCCGCAGGAGGAGCGGGGACCCGATGCGCACGGCCGCCAGCTGGCGCCAGGACGCGGCGAGCTCGTCGCTCCGTTTGGTCGCTTCCTCGATTTCCTTCGTGGCCTTCATGATCAGCAGGGCGACCGCCCCGGCCGCGCCGGCGGCGACGAGCGCGTGCATGCCGCCGGCGAGGGCGAGCAGGGAATTCGCCGCCTGGCCCGCCGGGCCGATCATGCCGAAGGCCTGCAGCGCGACGCCCTGGAGGGCATTGCGCATCTGGCCGGTGGCCCGATGGGCGATCACCTGCGACCGCGTCATCTTGTCCATGACGACGGCCGAGGCCGCCAGGCGGGCATCGAAATTGGCTGTTTGCGCTTCCAGGACGGCGAGAAGCCGCGCGGCGACGGTCATGGGCGGGACTCAGCGACCACGGGAGTCCTTCGCGTGTTCACGCGCCCGCTCTTTCTCGTGTTCCAGGGCGTCGTGTTCGAGCGCAAGGTATGCCTCCCACTCATCGAGCAGCTCAGCCGGCAGCCCGAGGATGTAGCCGACGTCGAGTTCCTTGAACGCGCGACCGAGCCGAAACGCCTGCAGGCGGCGCGGCCGCGCTAGGAGTTTCCCTTGAGGCTCTCCAGCGTCGCGCCGACCCCTGAGAGCGCGGCGGCCTCGAGGAACAGCGGGTCGAGGATCTCCGCTGGTTGATGCCCCAACGCGGGCGCGTGCTCATCGGTGAATAGCCGCTCCCCACTCACGGGATCGTGGAGGCACTCGATCAGCATCCGCGCGCGCTGATTCTCGCGGTTCGCCTGAATCTGGCCGCCCTGCACGCGCACGTTCTGCGCCTCCCAGTGATCGCGCTGGGCGCCCGTCATGCCGACCAGGCGCACTAGGCCCCAGCCCTTCACCTCCACGTCCTTGAACGGGGGCTGGCGCGGCGTGAGGATCGCCGCGCGCAGCTGCTCTGTGGTCGTCGTCACGGGGTGATGTCCTCCGTCAGGCCGGGGGTCGTGCCGGCGGGCGTGATCTCGATCTCGACCTCGGGCACGTCGCCGAAGTTGCCTTTGATGGGCGCGTAACGCGTGATGATCCCCGTGCCGGTGAAGTGGGGGTTCGTGGCACCGGCCACGGCCGACGTCGGCTGCAGGATGTAGGTGAAGGCCGTCTTGCCGTTCCACAGCGGCCACAGCGTCGCGTGGACCTGGGCGGCCGCGAAGTCCTGCTTGAAGCGCACCATGATGGGTCCCGTCTCCTTGATCGTGGCCAGAAACTTCACGTCGATCTGGCCCATGACCGGCCCGTCCTCCACGGTGCGGGTGCGGCCCTCGGCGTCGATGCCGGTGCAGTGCGCCGCGAGATTCACCGCGTTGATGATCGCGACGCCGTCGATGAAAGCGTAGTGCGGCATACGTCAGGCTCCTGCGCCCGGGGGCGCGGTTTCCATCACCGTCTCCTGGCAACCCTCACACGTGAACCGCCGCGGGCTCCCCATCGTCCCGAGCAGGTACTTCCGCTGCGACTCCGGATGCGTGCAGACGTCTGCAGGCGCCGCCGGCCCTGTCTCGATCGCCCCGAGGTACACGAGCGTCGCATCCAATTGCGCGCGGCAGGCGAGCAGCTGCGCGATCAGGACCTCGAGCTCGTCGCGGGCCACCGGCTCGTTAGGCGAGCTGATACGTGAACCCCACGTCAGCCGAGACCCCGGGATGCTGGGTGTCCTCGTCCTTCTCGAAATCGCGCCCCTCGTCCAGGATCACCGCGGCCGAAACCGTGATGCCCCCCGCCGTGCCGGTCCACCGGTTGAAACAGGCCTTCACCTGCTCGGCCAGTGCCCACGCCGCCTTCCGCGTCGCCGCCACGCAGTCGAACTGCACCCGCGGCTGCGCCAGCGAATCCCGGCTCATCACGTGCACCCGCGGCCCACCGACGATCGTGAACTGGACGTAGGGCGGCGCCACATCCTGCGGCACGTGATCGACCGGATAGATCCGGGGTGGCGTCCCGATCAGGGCCGTGAGGCCGGCGAAGGCCGACGCGCGCGTGAAGATCGCCTCACCCAGACTCACCGCTTCTTCCTCCGCGGCCGCTCCACGATCTTGACGTCGACGTCGGTCATCTCCAGTCGCACGCTACTGATCAGCTCGAGCTCGAGCTTCGTGATCTCACCCACCCGCCCCCGGACGGTGAAGCCTTGCACGTACTGCGAGATGTCGCGCCCGTCGATCGACAGGCAGCTCTGGCCGCCGAGCCGCGCGGCCGCGACCACTTTCACGCGCCGCTGGTCGCTCACGCGGCCCTCGCCGGCGCCTGCTCCGCGAGCCGCCGCCAGTGCTGCTCGATGCCCTTACCGATCACCTCGGCCATCCGCCGGATCACCCGCTCACGGGTCTCGTCGAATGCCGGTCGCAAAAAAGGCCGCGCCGCGACGAATCCCTTGGCGCCCGCGCGCCGGCGCTCCGTCAGCTTCCGGCGCAGCTCCCCATGCATACCGGTGACGAACGAGCGATGCCGCGTCACGAGGACCGTCTTCGTCACGACCGTGCCGTCCTTCCGCTTCCGGCGGACGGTCTTCCAGTTCACCCTGACCGCCGTCTTCACCCGCTGCTGCGAGCCGAGCGCCTTGCGGCCCGGGCCGCGGGCGATCTGCCTGTGTCCGAACTCGACCAGGTGGGCGAACGGGATCCGCGTCCCGACGTGGACCAGCACATGCGCCCGGTCTTTCTCCCGCACCTCAACCTTGATCGAGTCGCTAAGCCGGACCGTTCGCGGCCGCCGACGTAGACTCGGCCGCGGCGCGAGCTCGGCCGCGCGGGCCCGCACGATGCCGGCGCCCGCGACGACCCCCGTCTCGAGGACCTCGGCCGCCGCCTGCCCCATCGTCCGGAGCGCCCGGGTCATCTCGCGGCCGCCGGTGAACTGCATCCGCATGCTGTCGGGCACTTACGCCCCCCGCTGCCGCGTGATCAGGATCAGCTCGCCCTGGCGCTTCTTGCTGTCGTCCACGCGCGTGATGTCGTAGAGCACGCCGCCCTCATTGATCCGGAACTTCGTCGGGCTTAGGGCCGCTACCTCGGCGCTGTAGTAGATCGTCCACTGCACCGTGGCTGACGCCGTCCGGCCCTCCCCAGTCTCTCCTTCGCTGCCGCCGAGGTCCTCCTGCTTCGCCCAGACGGTCGCGAACGTCGGCCAGTTCTCGATCTCCGCGCCATCCGTGTCGCGCGTGACGCCGGTGTTCTGCTCGATCGTGATCCGCCGATCCAGCTCGCCGGCGCGCATCTACAGCCAGGCGATCCGGTACGGTGCAAGCAGCGAGCGGGCCGCCATCGTGATCGGAATCGCGGCCACGATCGTCCCCGTCACGATCTCCTCCCGGTTTTGGAAGCCCGTGTTCACCATCACCTTGATCGCCTGCCGGATCTCCTCCGGCACGTCCTCGATCGCGTTCCCGTAGCCGGCCACGAACCGGAGCTCGACGGCATTCGGCACGTCCCGCGTCGCCGGCCAGCTTTTCCCCCACGCCGGGTAGACCCGCCCGGGCTGGGACTTCGCGTCCACCTGGTACTCGCTCGCCGCCAGCACCACCTGCGCGCCGCCCGTGTCGATGTACTTGATCGACGTCACCGACTGGAGCGGCGGCCGCGGGACCCGGATCCGGCCCCCGTGGTCGCACGGGAACGCGTCCAGGAAGTAGTCCCACGTCTGCGTGTTGAGCGCCCGCCGGAGCTCCGTCGACTCGACCTGCCGGCGCGCGGCCAGGAGCAGCATCTCGACGACGTCATCTTCGGCGCTCGTCGTGATCCGCGCCCAGTCCTTCGCCTCGGCGACGGTGACCGGCTCGATCGCCGGCGGCGTCACCAGCACGAGCGGTCCCATGCGCCTCCTCTCGCCTCAGCCCGAGCCGGGAGCCGTGAGGTCACCCCCACGGCCCCAGCTCACGCCGCTCAGACCGGCGGGTTCAGCGTGGGCGCCTGGGTGGGATGCCCCAGGACCGCGATTGCCGCCACCGGCCACGCGCCGAGGTTGGCCGCCGGCGTGATCGTCAGGCGCACGTACCGCTTCGTGCCCTTGTAGCCGATCTTCCGGGTCTCCGAGTCGTCGGCGAAGGTGAAGCCCGCCAGCGCCTCCGTGCCGATCAGGTCCTCGTCCGCCACCGCGGCCGCGTCCGAGAGGTTGGCCGCGTCGCCGTGCTCGACAAGGACGGTGAAGGTGGCATCCGCGTCGGCGATCACGCCGGTCGCGATCAGCCAGGTCAGGGACTCGAAGCCCTGCCGGTCGATGATCTGCGACACCTGCGCGGTGTTGTCCGACGCGCCGACGACGGGATCGATCCCCCGCTTCGGGTGGATGTTGTTCATGAGATCGCGCATCGCTCTATTCTCCCCTTGGAGGGGACCGCCCGGGCTGGCGCGGCCCCCGTCACGGTGTCGTGATCGCGGTTACGCCGCGAACTTGATGAGCTTCAGAGCCTCGAAGTTCACGACGTCGCCCCCGACGCGGCGGGTCGTGTAGAACTTGATGAACGGCTTCGTCGTCAGGTTGTCGCGGATCAGGGTCAGGCCCCGGCGATCCACGATCTCGTAGGCCTGGCGGAAGTCCGCGTACGCGATCGACAGGCTGTCCGCCGCGATCGCCGCCAGGTCCTCGAACAGCGCGACCGGGTAGCCGGCCAGCGACGTCGGCGTACCCGCCTGCAGCCCGGGCTGCCAGACGTAGGCCCCGTTCGAGTCCTTCAGCTTCCGCGTCTCGGCCTCCGTGGTCCGGTTCATCGCGAACCGGGCGTTGGCGCGATACGCGACCTTCAGCTTGCCGATCGCGGTGAGGAACACGTCCCCGCCGTTCGGCGCGGCCGCGAAGGCGCCCGCCGCTCCGGTGTTGACCTGCTCGACCACGTTCCAGGCCGACGCGGAGGGCACGCCGGCGCCGTAGGTCGTGAAGCCGCGCGACTTGGCGATGCCGTTCCCGACGACGTTGGCGCTCGCCTCGAGGCGCCCCAGCTTGTCGCCGATCTTCCGGACGAGCCAGCCGTCGACGTCGAAGTCGGCGTCGTCGAGCTCGTCCTGCGAGATCCGGGGCTCGGAGAACTGCCCGTGCACCGGGATCATCCACTCGCCGAGCTTCGGCGCGGCGCTCTCGGTCGGCGCCGCCGTCTCGCCGATCCACCCGCCCCCCGCCTCGTCGAGGTCGTTGATGCCCTTCTTCTCCTTCCGGCTCGTCGTGCTCACCGAGGCGAACTGCCGCATCGGCGAGGTCTCATAGACGAGCTGGGCGACCCGGCCCGTGAGGTCGGGCGGCACGAGGTAGCCGCCCTCGGGGTCCGTGCCGACGGTCATCGCGGCCCGGATCTCACCCGCCACGGCCTCGATGCCGCGCCGCACGTACTGGCGGAAGCCGCGGCCGTAGACCCGGTACTGCTCGAGCTCGGGGTCCCCGATCGCGGCCGGGGGCGCCATGTTGCGACGCCGGGCCGCGATGGAGAAGAACTCCTGCGCGTGTGCCCGCTCGAGCACGGCGGCCGGGTTCTCGGTCCGCGAGCCGAGCGCCTCGAGGCGCGCGACCAGCGTTTCCTGCGCCCGCAGCTGGGTCGTCAGCGTCTCGATCTGGCCGCGGAGCTTCGTGATGTCGGCGTTGGCCGCCTCGACCTTGGCGACGACGTCGGCACTCGCCGACCCCTTGGCCGCGATCTCGCCCAGGCGCTGGTCGTTCGCGGCCTTGAAGGCCTCGAACGCCTTGCCGAGCTCGTCCAGTTTCTTCTTGAGTTCCTCGTTCATGGCTTCACTCCCGTGAGGGTTGTGATGAGTCGGTCCAGTTCATCGAGCGACTCGTCACCCGCGTCCCGCGGGGAGAGTGCTGTCAGCGCCGGCATCCCCTGCGATGCCACCTTCTCGGCTTCCGAACGGCTGAATCCCGCGTCCCGCAGGAGCCGCTCCACCTCCCGCACCGTCGGCGGGCGCTCCCGGGCCGCGAGCGCCGCCGGGGCGTGCTCGAACACACTCAGGTCCCACCGGGCCGCGGCCTCGGACTCCGCGGCCGGCCCGTCGATCGCGTCCGCGAAGCCCGCGTCCTTTGCCTCCTCGGCCGTGAACCACGTCTCCGCCGCCATCCACTCGGCGACCTGTTCCTCGCCGGCGTCCGTCTTGGCGACGTAGACCCCGGCGAGCGTCCCCTCGACCTTGTCCAGGACCTCAGCGGTCTTCCGGTGGTCGGCCGCGTCCCCGATCGTGATCGTGAACGGGTTGTGGATCATGAAGAACGCGTTCTCGGCCATCCGGACTTCCTCGCCGGCGAGCGCGATCACACTCGCGATCGACGCCGCGAAGCCGTCCACGTGCGCGACGATCTTGGCCCCGTGCTGCCGCAGGGCGTTGAAGATCGTGAGCCCCTCGAACACGTCGCCGCCCGGGCTGTTCAGGCGCAGGTGGATCGTTGCCGCCTCGATCGCCTTGAGATCGCGCACGAAGTCCTGCGCCCGGATCCCGAAGAACCCGATCTCGTCGTAGAGGAGGATCTCCGCCTCATCGTTCCGCACCCGCGCCCGGTAGCGGGGCGAGGCGCGGTGGAATGGGCTGCGCTGGCGGTCTCTCACGCGGCGCCCTCCTCATCTTCGTCCTCGGGATCGGGATCGGTCGGCGGCGCCCGGCGCCCGCCCGCACCGGCGCCGGCCCCGTCGTCGTCCTCGCCAGCCGCGGGCATGGTGTTCGCCGCGATACGGTACTCGTCGAGCCCCTCGACGCGGTTCATGTTCTCGCGCTCGCGCGCCTCGTTGCGGTTCATCCACCCGTCGGTGAGGGCCCAGTGGTAGGCCTCGTAGCGGGCCTTCTGGTCGCCGCGGAGCAGGGCGTCGATCAAGAACTCGACGTAGTGCGTCTGGCGGTCGGCCTCGGGCAGGAGCGTCTTCGCCGCCCGCTGCTCGATCCGCGTGAACCAGGGCGCCATCGTGAATTGCACGTGCTCGAGCGACTGCTGCTCGATGTTCGAGAAGGTCGCGCGCTCGAGATCCCCGATCAGGTGCGGGGCGACGCGGTAGATGCTCGCGATCTCGGTCCGGTTGTACTTCATGGACTCGATGAACTGCGCGTCCCGGGAGGACATGCCGGACTTCACGTACTCCGTGCCCTCCTCGAGCAGGACCGTCTTCTCCCAGTTGTCGACGCCCGAGTACTTCTCGTCGAACGAGCTGATCAGGCGGTCATAGGCCTCGTCGGAGAGCAGCTGCGGGTGCCGCAGGATCCCGGAGAACTGGGCGCCGTTCTTGAAGATCCGGGCCTCGTGCTTGCGGAGCTGCATGGCGATGCCGATCACCTCGCGCTGGTAGGCGATCGGCGACAGCCCCACGAAGCCATTGAACGCGAGGCCGGGGATGTAGAACATCCGCTCGTAGGGCACCGGCAGGATCGTGCCGTCGGGCATGGACACGTCGAACCAGATCCGCTTCGTGAGTGGATCCTGCTGCGGGGTGACGCGCGTCGGCACGACCGGCAGGAGCTCGCGGACCTCGTTTCGGACGAGTGTCTTGATCGCGTAGGCCATGCCGCTGAGGGCGACATGCGCCTGCATCATCTCCTTCCACTCGAACGGCGTCTGCCAGGCGTTGGGGGCCTCGTGCAGCAGGCGGTACAGCCAGTGCTCCGTCGCGCGCTCGCGACCCTGGGCGGTACGCTTGTACACGATCAGCGGCACCTGGGCCGTGGTCTCGCTGAGGACGCGGACACAGGCGTACACCGCCGCGACCCGCATCGCGCTCTCGGCGTTGACGAACGCCCCGCTGTCCGTCGCGGCGCCGCGGCGCAGGTGCTTGAGCAGCTCCTCGGACGTGGTGATCGAACCCTCGGATGCCCGCGGCAGGAGAAGGCTGAAGAGGCTCACGAGGAGCGCCCCGACTGCGATGCGGATTCGCGCACTGCGAGCCGCCAGGCTGCGACGAGGAGTGAGACGCCGACCACGAGCCACGCCAGCGCCGGATGCACGAGCGCCGCGCTGCGGCAGAGGCAGACGAGCCCCACCAGGCCCGCGAGGTCCGGGGCCCAGCGCAGCCACCGCGGCAGCGGCGGCGGCCGGTTCACGCGACCGCCGGTCGCGCGGCGTCGCAGCGGTGTTCATCGGTCACTCCACGTCGGTCGCACTGATGCACCTCACCGTCCCTCGAGCATGTGAAAAGCCCCCAGGGGGAAACCCCCCTGGGGGCTTGAATGCCAGATGTCGGTTGTGCCTACGCTTGAAAGGTAATATCCCGCCCTCTGCGCACAAGCCTAGACGGTCCGGATGCCACGTTCTCCGTAGACGCTCGGCCGCGGCCGTTCCCGGACGACCAGGTCGTGGGCGATCACCGCGGCGACGGCGAGGTCGATCTTCCGCGGCGAGTCCTTGTGGTCCTTCGTGATCCGCGGGCCCCGGTGATCGATCTTGACGACGCAGTTGGCGACGTGCTGGGCGAGCCGCGGGTCGCCGTCGTGGGAGAGCTGCTTGTTCACCACGGCCTCGTAGAACGCCGAGCAGGCCGGCACCATGATCGACGCCTGGTGAGAGGGCCAATCGATCACCGTGTCCTGCCCAAACTCCACGCGGAGCAGCTCGAGGGACCGGTGCCAGAGCGCGGGGTCGCAGCCGGCGCGCTTGACCCGCCAGGTCGTGAACGCCTTCCGGATCGCCGTCTCGACGTCCAGCACGTCGACGTGCCACTCGGGCTCATTGGCCGGCTTCTCCCAAGCGTCGATCACGAACAGCCGTCCCTCGAGCGTGCACCCCACGAGCGCGGTGCTGTCGCGCGCATAGGACCCGTCGAACCCCAGCATGATCGTCGTTCCCTTGGGCGGGGGCGCCCCGGGAACGGCGACAGCGTCCCACGAGCCAATCGGGAGCCAGCGTTCCGGCGCCGACACCCACTGATTCAAGTGGTAGCGCCGGAACTCGAACTCCGAGATTTGCTGGAACCGTGCCATGACGCTCGCGAGCGGGAGGAAGTCGCCGACCGCCGGGTTGGCTTCGCGGATCGCCTGCTCGAGCTGGACGGGATCCCGGAGATCCCACGTCGGTGACGCCTCACACCACCGGCACAGGAACTTCGGGTCCGCCGCCTCGCCGGCGAGCACCTTCTTGCCGTGCAAGTACATGCGGCCGAGGAGCGACGTCGGGTCCCAGCCGGCCGTCGTGATCGCCAGCTCCCAGGCGTCGGCGCGCTTGGTGCGGTTGTTCGAGAGCACCAGGTGCACCCGCTCCTTGTTGCCCGTCCACTCGTGGAGCTCGTCGGCGACCCAGAACGTCGGCTTGCCGCCGTCGTTCGTGCCGGCGGCCGCGGCGACCCGGTAGAGCCGGCCGGGCTTCCCCTTCAGGAGGATCTCGGTGTCGTAGACATCGCACGAGTGGGCGAGTGCGCCCTGCTTGATCATCGTACAGGCCGCGGCGAAGACGTGATCGGCCTGCTCGAACGAGGCGGCCGCAACCGGGATGTCGGGTGAGAGGCGCGACTTCCCGCGCGGGGTGCCGTTCGCCTTCCACCCGGCGAACATCACCGGCCCACAAAACTCGGCCACGGACACCGCCGCCGCGAATTCCGTCTTGCCGTTCCCCTTGGGGAAGCCCAGCAGCACCCGCTCGTACACCCGCGTCCCGTCCGGGTTGAGCTCGTAGGCCTCGTAGAGTGGGGCGCGCTGCCAGGGGCGGAGCCGGAACGGCTTGCCGAAATAGTCGCCCTCGGCGTGCACGAGGTTCCGCTCCATCCAGCGGCAGACGACCGGCCCCAACGTGGGGCGCAAGCCGTCAGGAGCGGGCGGGGCGGAGGAGCCGCGGGTCTTCTTCTTCGTCCTGGTCGTCGTCGTCGGCATTGGCCTCGCGGTTCAGCTCGTCGAGGTTCTTGTGCAGGTCGGTGAAGATGATGCCCAGCGCCATCGCGGCGCGCGGGGAGAGCCCAAAGCGATCCTCGAGCTGGCGGATCTCCGCGTCGACGGCGCCGAGCTGTTTGGTGAGCGGGTTGAGGGTGGGCTGGCCCATCGAGCCCGCGAGGATCGGACGCTTGCGCGTCGCGCGCAAGAACCGGTCGTGCAAATCGTAGAGCTCGAAGAGTCGCGTGAGCGACCGACCGTCGCGACGCCACTTGAGGTGGAACGCGTACTCCGAACGCCAGAACTCTTCCCACTCGTGCGCGAGTTTTTTGGAGAGTCCGCGCGGCGCCGGCTGGACGTGCAAGGGCACGATGCCGCGGCCACCGACCGACAGCTCGACGCGCGGCGGACGATTGCGGCGTTGCCGGCGATCCGCGGGCTTACGCGGAGGCCCGGGCACAGAAAAAAAGCGCCAACACGTAATACATGGCGAACCCGTACAGGATTTGAAACGAGGCCGACGCGGTCATCCGCGCTCCGCTGGTAGAAAAGCGATACCCCTACCCACCAACGACTTAACATGGGATGCCGTCTGTCGCCGCATTCCACCGACCAGCCCGGAGCAGGCAGGTGAGCAGTACTCCCGGTCGGTAGGTGAGCCGCACACTCTGCATGGCTTGTCGCCCCGCCCGCGGCGATCCTGGTCACGCCCCGTATTGCAGTCATGGCATGATGCCACGAGGTTCGTTGGGGCGTTGTTCTCCTTGTGGCCATCCACATGATCCGTGACCAGTCGGGACTTCCCCCGCCCAAACCACCACACCGCCCGCCCACACCAGTAGCAGTCCTGGTCGCAGCCGGACGTCTTATCCCACAGGACGACGCGGTGCTCATAGACACGACCGTCCCGCGCGGCGAGGGGGTGACCTCGACGAATGGTGACGATGTACCCAGCTGACGAGCGCCACCTATAGGCAGGCTCGCGCACACATGACCAATCACCATGGCGCCGCACTCGCGCGTAATGCATCTCGCAAAAGCGCGCGTGGCGGGAGCGCGGTGGCTTGAGGCATCCCGTTACGCTGCACATGGTCGATGGCTCGCGATCGTGCCCCAACGCACGCAGCGGGTCGCCGTACCGATACCAGCTCTGGTAGTGAGTGTTGCACCACCCGCGGCAGACAGCCGCCCGAGTGCAGGCCTCAACGGCGCATCGCATCCGACCCTCCGAACTCACGCATGTACCGCCAACCTCGAGGCGCCGGCTGACCCGCACGCGCTCCCGCCTCCCGTAGACGAAGTCCAAAGGATGGGTCGCGCTGTTCGCGCGCCGTCTTGTATGAATGGCAGCCGCCGAACGGCCCATCATTGCACAGCCCCTGGCGATTACTCTGGGCATTCGGCGATCCACCCTGGCGCTTGGCGACGACGTGATCGTCCACCGTACTCGGGGCCCTCAGGCAGCCTCGACAGATGGGATCCCGAGCCAACGTGAGCTTCCGTTGACGCCGATGCAGACCTCCATAGCCACGCTGCGCGGTCGTGCCACGCCGCTGCTCTGCCACGCGCGCGTGCGCTCGGCACGCCCCCCGTTTCACCAGGGTGCCGCACCCGGGATACGTGCAGGGACGCATCGCGCCAGAGGCCATCAGTTCGCCCCCGTAATGCGCTTGTGCAGCCGGAGCGTGCCGTCCTCGAACTGGCTATCCGTGCCGTTGCTGAGCTCGATCTGGATGTCGTAGTAGTACCGCTTGCCCGGGACGAGTGTAGACGTCTGCGCGCCCGTGAACTCGAACACGACCTTCCCAGTCTGGTCGGCGCCGGTATCCGTGATCTGCCCCACACCAGGGTTCGCGCTCGGCGTGATCACCTTCTGCAGGACCCCCGGATCCGCGTCGGCTGGGCTGTTCTTGAGCGTGAACCACGCCCGCGCGAGCGTGAGGCCAGCCGGCACGTCGGTGACGGTGCGCTCGACATTGAAGTCCGTGCCGACCGCGTACCCCTTGATCTGCTGGTGGCGAGTGCTCATGTAAGCGCCCCCGTGCGCGCGTCCACGTTCTGGAGGGACCGGCTCTCCTCGTCCCCGTCCTCAAGCGTGAGAGTCGCATACGTCACCGGGTCCATGCCGCGGGCGGCCACGTGCCGCTCCAACACGCCCGGCCGGAAGACGATCACCGCCAGCGCCGTATCCAGCTCGACGGCGAGCCCTACGGGCAGCGTCTTCGCTCGCGTGATCACCAGCGCGACGTCCGTCACGACCACGAGACCGACCGGGACTGTCTTCAGCCGCCCGACCCCGAACGCGGTGTCCGTCTCGATCGCTTGGGCCACCGGCACCGTCACGCCCGGGGCGACGACGTCGAACGCCGTGTCCACCTCGGTCGCCAGCCCCACCGTGCGCGTCTTGAGCCGCCCGACCGCCAGGGCGCTGCCGAGTTCGCTCGCGAGCCCTACCGCTCGGACCTTGGTCCACGTCACCGCAAACGCGCTGCCGGTCTCCGCCGCTAGCCCGATCACCACTGTCTTTCGTGGGACGACGGCGAAGGCCGATGCCGTCTCGGTCGCCAGCGCCACCGCCCTGACCTTGGTGCGCGTGATGGCGAACCCTGTATCAGTCTCGGTGACGAGCCCCACGACCACGGTGATGCTGACTACCTCGAGCAGCAGCACGCCGCTCGCATCCTCGAGCTGATAGCCATCCGGCGCCCCGGACTCGAGCAGGTAGCGGTCAGCCACGCAGCACCTCGGGGATCACGGCCTTCAGCTCCTCGGGCGTCTGGGCTGCCTCGATGGCCGGATCAGCGGTTATGTCGCGCAGCGCCTGTTTGCGCGCGATGATGGCCTGCTTCTTCTTGAGATTGACGACGATGACATTGTGCTCGGGTGTCGTAGCGGCGAGGCCCTCCTCTTCAGCCCGCGCGTACTCCACGTCGAGCGCCTCCAACAGCGGCGTCCGCATTCGGCGCAGGCGCGTGCGATGAATTTCGCGCGCCTTTGGCATGTCCACGTCGGGCTTGGTTCGCCCAGGCGCGTCCTTCCAGGCGTTGCGGAAGTATCTGTCCGTCGTCTCGTCCACGTAGTCGTTGGCCACGAACCGCCAGCTCGTGGGCGCAAGCGGGCCCACCCAATGCCCGTCGCTCACGTACTTCGCGATCAGTGAGTCCACGTACTTCTCGGTCGGCTCGTAGTGCCGGTGCCGGACGCGCTGTGTGGGGTCCTTGGGGTCGGGGACGTACTCGTTGACGATGACGCGCACCACGGTCACCCCCCCGTCCACGCGACTGACTGCGACGGTCACGACATCAGGGGCGATCATGCGTGGTCTCCAAAGCCGATGACGCACCACTGGTCGGGATCGGTGAGACTCGCCACCGCCGTGCCGCCATCGGTGATGGTGGAGCACAGGACGCCGAACGTGCCTGCGGCCTTGGCGTTGAAGCCGGACCCCTGCACGTTCGCAGCGTCCCAGGCGAGTGTCGTATCTTGGGTGTCCACCGATGCGGCCCAGTTCGCGCTCGAGAAGTCGGTCGCGATCGTCCCATCCGCATCGCCGACGCCCGTGTCCGCGATGCTTGTCATGTTGTAGGACGAGAGGATCGTCGTGCTGTTGCCCGTCCACTGGACCCAGAACTTCGCGGCGCTGGGGTGGAAGTGCTGGCGCCCAGGCGTGACGGCGCGCGTCGCGTCGGTGCCCGCCTCCATCTCCGACTGCACGGCGATCTCGATCTTCCCGGCCGCCGCGTCACCCGCTGCTGGCACGAGGGCCAGCACGTTGTCGATCGTCACCTTCTTGGAGATCGGCGTGCCAGCTGGATCGTCGATGACGGCAAGGAGATCACCACCGACCGGCGTGGCGAGCTCCGTCAGCGCCGAGACCTTGGTATCGGCCACTTAGGCGGGCAGGCCCCCGCGGGCGCGCAGGAAATGCTGCCGCGCTTCCTTGCCGAACGTCGCCTGCACGGCGCCGCGCCCGGGCGGATACTTCTGCTGCGCCCATGTCTTCTCTGGGTCGTGGATCCGGATCTCGAACGTGAAGGAGCGCATCGCGGCCTGCAGCTCGAGCTTGATGCACTGGTAGGCGACCTCGAGCCAGTACTGCGTCCACGCGCCACCCCGAAGCGCCTCGAGCTCAGCCGCCCACTCCGGACGGAGATCTCCGGATTTGGGGTCGTACCATTCCCCGGGCAACTGGGCCGCGTAGCGGGATTGCAGCTCGGTCAGCCAGGCCGTGTACGCAGCGTCCGCGTCGACGTGAACGAGCGGCAGCTCGCCGGACAGGCCGCCGTGCTTGGCATAGGCGGGGAGTTTGACGCTCATGCGGCTCTCGCAAATCCGGCCGCGTTGAACTGCGCGGTCAGGTCGGAGTCGTCGGTGGTGGCGGCAAAGTCGTGATGCGTGAGCGGAATGCGATCGGAGTCCGCGGCCGACTGCTGGTAGGCCACGATCAGTTTCGTGAGTGTGTTGTTCGTCGCCCCGCCGGCACCCACCCAGGTCTGATCGGGAAGATCCACGTCCACCCGGTCGTTCGAGTCGTCCACCGTGATCGTGCCGGTGAGTCCGGTCTTGCGGGCGTAGTCCGTGAAGTCGGCTTCCGTGCTCCCATTGGCGAGCACCGCCGCAACATCGTCGCGGTCGATGAGTGTGGCCTCGGCCTCGTTCGCCTTGAGCAGCAGCACGAGGCCGTTCGCCGCACCGTCGCGGAACTTCTCCGCGAAGGCGCCCTTGGCAATATTGAAGACCCCGTTGGCCATCAGATCGCTCCTGGTGTGTGGGGCAGAACGAGACGCGGCGGCCGCTCGAGAGAGGCGCCAGGGCCGGGCCGTGGACTCGGCGGGCGCCGAGGGCGGGCGACGATGTCGGCGGCCGGCGGAGCGGCAGCAGCCTTGGCCCGCGCCTTGCTGCGCTCCTGTCGGGCGAGTTGCTTGCGGAGCTTCCTCAGCTGACGACCGGTGAGGCCGAGCGACTTCTTCACCTGCCGCGCAGGGTTCACGTGCACCACACGCCGGCGGAGTGTGGCGCCGGCCTCGGCTGCCTTCCGGAGATGGTTCATCACGCCGCCTTTCGGGCCAGCATGGCCTGCACGTACGCGACCTCGATCCGCGTGCCGTCGGCGACCACCGCGACGTCGTGACGCTCACCCTCACGATCCGGACAGATGAGTAGCCGGCAGGGCTTCAGGTGGCGCCGGCGGACCGACTGATGCACGAACGGGATCAGCCCACTCGAACGGCTGAACGGCTGCCGGATCGGTTCGCCACAGGCCGGGCAGGTCAGGTAGACCAGGTAGGCCTGGAAAAGCGAAAGGGCGATCTCTCCGTTTCCGGAGGGACCGCCCCTGGGCGGCTGCACCATGATCTTCAATGTAACATCGGAGGCGCGCCCTGTCACGGTGACAGCACCGGCTGGTACTGCGGGTCGGTGAGCGCCGTCGCCCCGACGAAGATTGCATCCAGGAGATCCGGACTCGGCCGCCGGTGAAGCGCGAGCGGATGGCCCTGGGCGCGCAGCTGCGCGAGCACGAGCTGCAGCCGGAGCTTCTTCTCGACCCGCGAGGCCGGGACGAAGACCACGTCGAGCAACTCGCCGGCGGCCGCGCCCACGAGGACGCCGATCGCCAGGTAGAGCTTCGCCATGTCCGCGGCGTTGACGGCGGTCTTCGAGTACTGCCGCCCGCGCCGCTTGTAGTACGCGCCGGCGATCGCGGGCGCCTCGACGTAGACGCGCTCGGGCTGGTGGTCGCGCAGCACATCCTGCAGGCCCGTGTAGAGCCCCGTGAGACGTTCGGCGAGCGGCGTGGCCGGCTGCGTCCGCAGGACCCGGTACTGGCTGAGGCGCGCGACGGCCTGGGCGAAGCTCTCGCCCTTCCGCCAGTCGCGCAGGTCGAAGCAGGCCACGCCCGCGGCGTCGATCCCGGGGTCGATTGCGACGACGTGGCTCATGCGGCCGCCGCGCGCTGCTGCTCTCGGCGGGCGCGCCGGCGCGCGCTGCCGGCAGCGTTCTGCGCGCGCACCTGGTCGGGATGCTCGCGCCGCCATCGCCGCGCGGCCGCGATCTGCGCGTCGCGATGCAGGTGATACCGCGCGCGGTTCGCGCGCAGGACATAGGCCCGGTTGCGCTGCCGCCACTCCGCCGTGTGCCGCAGTCCGGCCAACCGGTGGTGCGCCGCACAGCGGCGCGCGAGACCGCGCTGTCCGTACACCGGCTGCGGGCACTCGAGACAGAGGCCCGCCTGCAGGCGTTCACACCGGGGGCAGACGACCGTCGTTGCCCCGCCCGGCAGGACGAGCGTCTCGAGCCGGCCGCCGCACTCCTCCTGCTGGCTGAAGCGGCGTGGGCACGTCGCGCGGCAGGCCTGCGCGAGAACCTTCGCGCGCTGGCGCTGGTAGTACGCGCGCCAGCTGGCCCGGCGACGAGCGACGTCTCTCATGCGGCCCTCGGCCGGTGCCGAGCTCGGTGATGCCAGATGTAGCAATGCGTGCAGGCGACCGCCGCCTCGAGCGGATCGTCGAGCCGCACGACGATCTCAAGCCGCACCTGCTCAGTCGAGGTCGCCCCCTCGACGACCTCGTCGTGGCAGTCGCAGCGGCAGAGGAACTGGGGCGCTACTTCTGACATGCCCGGTTCCAGGCGTCGAGCCTGCGCTGCTCGACCTCGTACTGCTTGAGCGCGTCCTGCCGCGACTGATGCGTGACGCCCCGACGACTCTCGCAGCGGTGCCCGGGCGCCGCGTTGCACGTCGGGCAGCGGACGTCGAGCGGACCGGACGGCGCGCGCTCAGGCATTCCGGATCCGGACCTTCATGTCCGTGACCGATCGGTACAGCGTGCGCTTGCGGTGTTGGTCGTCTTTCCCCTCCTCGATGGTGACGAATCCCATCTCGGCGAGCGTCTTCATCTCGTTGTAGGTGTTCCCGGGCCCCGGATCCTTCCCGAGGCGCGCCAGCTCCTTCTGCACCGCATTCGCGGTGACGCCCTTGTCCAGGAATCCGTCGGCCATCAGTCGGGCGACGCGGCCCCGTAGAGTTTTACCGTCGACGTCGATCGTCTCGCGCGTGACGGCGACCTCGATCTCGGGCTTCGTCACCAGCACCTTGAGAACTGCTGGGGCCTCGGCGATCAGGCGGGCCTTGATCGCTTGATAGAGCGCCTCCCCGTCGGCGGCCGGCGCGCCAGTGGGGGCCAGTGCGGCCATAGAGGGCACGGGCGGCCGCGGCGTCGGCGTCTCCGGTCGAGGCTCCGGTGTCGCGGTGTCCGGCCTCCCGACCAAGCGGCCGGCGACCAGCAGCTCGATGCGCTCCTCGAGTCGCTCGTTGGTGCGCCGGAGCTCGACATTCTCTTCGCGCAGGGCCTCCGCTTCTTCTGGTGTCACAGAATCCTCCGAGGTAGGTGCAGACGTCTGCACGGGCTGCGGCCGGGCATGGATGACGCCCTGCGGGATCTGGATCCGTCCCTGCGCCACGCCGATCGCCGTCGGTTCGTCCATCCACGCCGGCTGCACATAGGTCTTGATCGCGTGCTCACCGAAGCAGGCGTAGAACTCGCCGAGCTTGAGCGTCGCGACCTGCCGGGGGGTCAGCTTGGGCATGGCGACTGGCATCTGCTCGAGGGTCCGCTTCACCTCGTTCACCTCGCGCTGCACGCCCAGGATCCACACCGGCACGCTCTTCAGGATCAGCTTTTCGATGCCGGCAATGTCCTGACTGTCGAGCCAGAGATAGTTGCGGAGCGCCGCCGCCTGCCGGATGAACGCCTCGGCCGCGAGCTTGACGGGTGTCCCACGCCCCTGGGGGATGAACTTCCAAGCCTCCGGCACCACCACGATGGTGTCTTCGGCATGGTGCAGCACCCAGTCGATTGTCGCGCGGATCACGAGGTGCTGCATCTCGATGCCAAGCGCGCCCAGGTCCATGGCGTTGATGCCCGGGGCGAGCTCCACCGTCCGCGCCCACTGCACCCGCGCGATCTGCGGCACGACCGCCTGGAGATACTCGTTCAGCGTGAAGTAGACGTCGGCGCTGAGGCCCCTGGTCTTGGGATCCTCGAGCGCGGTGCGCACGTTGCGCTGGACGTCCGCCAACGTCGTGGCGCCCTTCGTCGCCCGCATGATCCAGCTGCGCTCGAACTTGAGCTTCTCGCCCAGGCTCGCCTCGAGGATCGAGGCGACGTAGCGCCACTCGATGTAGCCCGCGTCGGTCTTCTGCTCGCTGAAGTAGGGCGCGATCGTATGCGCGTCGCTGAAGCTCTCCTCTCCGCGCTTCGTGACGAACGCGACGGCCCGAACGCCGGCGCGGGCGATCAGCGCCTCAAGCGTCGTCGTCTTCCCGGCCTCCTGGGTCTGGCCGGTCACGACCATGTGGCGCAGCGGGATCGTGACGGGCGTGCCCGTGCCGATCGCGAAGCCCAAGTGCACCGTGGTGGTCGCCATCAGACCCCACGACCCGCCATCGCCGCGCCGCAATCGAAGAACCGATCTAAGAGGGTGGCGATGACGCCGAGGTTGTGCGCGACGATCGCCAGGTTGTCAGAATCGGGCCCACCCAGCACGGCACCCATTGGGCGTGAGAGATCGCTGCTCGGTGCCTGGGTGGGCGTGGGTGGTGTTGCACCAGGCTCCTCGCAGTCGTGCAGCGTCGCCAGCGCCTCGCCGACGCCGCGGAGCTCGTAGTCGCACCGGACCGTCCAGGGACGCTTGCAGATCCCGCAGTGGTTCACCACGAACAGGCTGTTCGAGGCGGCGAATACGACGAACGTCACGCCCTCGATGGTTGCTCTGTACGGCAGCTCCCAGGGGGTCGGGGTGTACTTAAACCATCCCGGATCAGCTCCGGGTGCATCCGGGGCGAGCGGCGTGACGGTGACGCCGGGCTTGTCGAAGTGATCTTGGAATCGCTTCGCCAGCAGGGCGCGGACGTCACGGTCGGCCGTCGCGTGTTCGTCTCGCTCGCGGTCCATGCGCTCGCGCTCGGCGTTCTCGTAGGCGAGTAGGGCCCGCTCAGCAAAATTGGGGACGGTGGTGGTCGTCATGTGCGCGGTCTCCGATGTTGGGCGCCGTCCGGGCACGTGACGAAGTGGCTTTGGTAGAGCCGCTCGTCTGGTGCCGGCGTCATGGTGAACGTGGCGATGGGCGATTCATCCGACGTGCCGGCCGGCGGATCCGCGAGGCGGAAGCCGCGCGGCACGGCTACCGGGTCCGGATCGACGGGCATGCGCTTCTGGTTGCTCGTCACGGTCCAGACGATCGCCATACGGCAGCTGCGACAGTGGCCCAAGCGTAGGATCGGACTCATGCCGCGATCTCCCAGTGCACCGGCTTCGTGCCGACGGCGAGATAGAGGGGATGCTTTGGATGGCCCGCCCGAGTGAGGCCCAGGTGGTGGACGTCCACCGTCGCGGACTCGCGGCGGAGGAGCTGCTGCACGGCATGTGCGCGGCCGAACAGCGTGCCGTTCACGCCCCAGGCCGCGATCACGATCTGCGCGAACCGCGCCTCCTCGGCGATGACGTCGTCATTGCCTGGGCCGATGGAGTCGGTCGCCGGGTAGCGCCAGAGCTCCATCGGGTTGGTGGCGCGCAGCGCGAACAAGTTCACGACAACGAGGCCGCTATACCCCCAGGCCCGGGAGAACCGGATGCACCGGCGGATGGTCGGGTCGTCCTCGAGCGCATCAGCCGTCGACGGGTTGAGCATGATCCAGCAGACGATCCGCCCCGACGACAGGCTCGGGGACATATCCGGATCCCCCCAGTGCCGGCGCAGCGCGAAGCGGTAGCGGCCCGTGGGGTCGATCGTCGCGTCCCGACGGATGATGAGGGGAGCGGTCAC